TACTAGAATTTTAGAAATCAATAATCAAATTAAAACTATTCAAAACCAAATCCTAGTCTTAGGACAACAGGCAAACGTTATCGGATGTGGAACAACTTCTGCTGCAGTTGTAGACGTTGTTGAGGATCGTGTTATTCTTCATTCCTGGTCATTTACTTCACCAAATCCATTCTCAAAAAGCACTCAAGAACTTTCTACAAGTAATGCTGGTGTAGGAACTTATAATGCAGTAACACAAGTTTCTATTGGAACTTATGTTGGATTTGCAACACCGATTGTTGGTGCTTGTGTTGGATATTCTAATTCTATTACAACACTTACAAACAGTTTGACTACTTATCGAGCAGAAAGAGATACTGTTATTGTTCAAATTAATGTGATTAAAGAAGCAAGAGCATCTTATGAATTACAAAAATATGGATATGAAACTGCTAAGTCTCAATTAGATGCTCAGGTACAAAAAAAGAGCATTTTGATAAATGCTCTTGAAAATCCTGATAATCAAAGATATTTTGAAGAATAATTATTTTAATTTAATTATTCCTGGAACTTCAGATTTATTGTATATAGTTTTTCCTCTAATAAGAAATTCTGCATCAAATTTATAATCAGGCTCTCCATAATCTTTAATTTTAACTACAAAACTATATCTTTTTTTCAACCCAACAAGAGATTGAATAAATTCTTCAGATTCTTCTTGCGTTTCAAATAATAAAGTTTCAGGAGTCATATGTTCAGTAAATGACTTATCAGAATTAGCCCAAAGAATAGTGTTACTATTAAATTGTTTTTTAGCAACTCTATAATAAAGCCTTGATACTATTACAGTATTAACAGATTTTACCGCTAAAAGGATGGCTTTTTCATTATATGGATAGGGTAAAGAATTTATAATTTCTTGAGCTTTTTCTTCACTACTAAAAGTATGAGCATGAGTTGTATTTAAATTTGAAAGAAACTGAATTGTATCTAGATTTGGGGAAGAATCAGTTTCTGGGCAATCATTATCAGAAGAAAGGTAATACAGTTTTCCTCCAACAGTTGTTTTAATAACAATTCTATATAACATTTTAATATTATCGATTTCTGTATTATTTAGAAAGTAGGAACGGTCGGAATCGAACCGACAAGGGCGTTATGCCCAGCAGATTTTAAGTCTGCTGTGTTTACCAGTTTCACCACGCTCCCATGGTAGGACCGCCGAGAATTGAACTCGGTTCTGCCGCTTATAAGGCGACGGCTTTAACCAATAAGCAACGGTCCCACGTACTCAATGCTTTGGTTTTGGTTTAGAATTTTTCTTTGGATTGAATTTGAATTTGGTGTCTGCTTGTTGACATCTTTTGATGTGTGACCCAAAATCAATTTTATCATTACATAGATGACCACACATGGGGCATCTAATCTGCGACATACTCGATACGTACTCCGTTTGAATGTGACTTTGTAAATTCAAGCACACTCAAGAATTGATCTGGTGTTTCGCAACGCACTTCTTCATAGGACCCGTCAGTTCCGTGAAGATAAAACGTCCTGTTACTAATATTTATCTTGACACATTCGATGTATTCGTCAGTCAGGTGAAGATCCATGGTGATTGCTCATCAGGTTCCATCATAGCATGGAACCCTTGGCATGTCAAGCTTCGACTTGAAGTTTTTCAATATCTTTACGTTCTGCCTGAACAAAATAATAAGCATCAATAGCACCACCACTAGAGTTACGAACAATAACTCTAGTTCCCCATTCAATACGATCAACAAAAAGTTCCTGATAAAAACGATGTGGAGTTAGTTGAACAGTAATCGTTTCAGGATTTACAAGATCTTTCCAGTATTCTGGAAGTTCAATGATACCATCTGTAGTTACTCGACCACGAACATAAACACCATGTTCTGGACCCTCTAACGAACCGTGGTACAACTTTTTACCTGGTTTTGAAGGATGATCGATTTCAAAGGATTTGCTATTTGCTGAAAATGCTCCGTTCACATGCATATTCCCATAATGTGTATAAAGTGGTGCTGCTGAAGTTTTAGCAACACAAGTGTCTTCTTGGACTGGTTGGGTGTTTGTTTCGCCACCTACTGCTACATTATACCCTGTTCTGTTCGATAAGCCAAGTGCGTTGTTGATACCAATTTTGTTTAAGATACCAAGTTTGTTGGACATACCAAAGAAATTACTCAAACCAAGGTTATTCATGTAACCTGTATGTTGAGTTCCTGCAGTAACATCTAATCCTAAAGTAGGAATTCCTGGGGTAAATGGAGCAATCGCAGGACCAATGTTTACTGCAGCACGAGCAAATCCAATATTAGTTGGAGCACCAAAAAATGCAGGTCCAGCAACAGCTAAAGTACCTGCAAATGGATTTGCATCGTCATCTAATGTTAACGCAGATTGGTCTAATCTGGTTGGTATTTCTGGTCCAACGTATAATTTACCTGCTGAAAGTTCTCCTGCTAATGCCATACTATCCTCCGAAGACCAATTCTCCTAATAATGTATTTACAAGATCTGAAACTGAAGTTGGAATGAGTTTGGTTTTTCTTTCTAAGAAAAATATTGGATTGCCAGATATAATGTTCCAACCATCGCAATGACTTAACATATTGTGAGATGCTCTAGTAGTTATATTTGTTCCGATAACAGTGACATTATTATCAGCATCAAGTCTTATATTGTGTTTTGAGTTTACAACAACATCACCGTCAGATCCTGTTGTTTCCATGATGATGTTTTTTCCTCGCATTGATATATCACCTTTCGCTTCAATATTGATATCTCCATCAGAAACAATATTGATAGGACCAGTTCCTTCTTGAATTAAAGTAGATCCTTTATCGTTAGATTTAGCCCATAAACACCACCCACCATCCTTATAAATGTGCAGTGCTGCTCCAGATCCACCACCAAGTTGAACATGATGTTTTCTTAGACATTTATCATCGGTTTCTTCGCCAATTTCCAGAAATCCGTGTTCTGGATTATTAATTATAATTGGTGGTGATGTCATTTACTTACACAATCTACAACACGAATAACTTTTTCTGGTGGAACACTTACGTTAACTTCGCTTCTCCTGACATACTTCATGACAGGTCTAATAATCGCTCCTACACCAGTGGCACTATTTATTGACAAGTCTGGAAGAGTTGTACATCCAAGTTCAGATGAAATAATATTAGCACCAATAATTCTACCCTCACCATCTAAAACTGGTTTAAGCACACCACATTCGCTTTCAATCATATCATCTTCCGAATAACCGATACCAGTGTTAACGATTTGAACACTATTGAGTTGTCCAACAACATCTTCACCCTGATTGTCTGGAGTAATTTCTGATGTTGGAATGTATCCACCACCAGTTTCAAGCATGACAATATTGGTTATTTGACCATTTTCTACGATTGCCTGTCCAGTAGCACCATATCCATTATCACAAGCATCAACAAACTGAACAAATGGTCTTCCAGAATAAGCAAATCCAACATCAAGCATATTCACGCCAACAACCTGTCCTAGACTATTAACAACTGCTCTTGCTGCAGCACCAGCACCGCCGCCGCCGAAGATAAGAACTCCTGGTGGACCACAAACAAGACTGTATGGATCACATCCTTTAACCAAACTATCAACAACTTCATCACCAACTTCATCTTTAGGAAACCATCCTTCAAGAGTATTTGAAACATCTTTTTTAAGATTATTAATTCTACCAGAAAGACTTATTGTTCTTCTAAAATCTGCAACTTCTTGTGGTGTTGGTCCAAAATTTATTGCCCAGTTGTATGGTGTTGGTTCACAAATTTCACCTTCACACTTTAAGAAATTCAATCCAATTTGAGCATAATTAATTGCTTGAGCCATATATCCCGTAAACGAACCAATAGATCCAATGACTTGCTGGATAGCATCCATTGCTGGTCCGATTGCTTCTTGAATTTCATTACCAATGGATGAAATAAGTCCACCGATGAATTGTTCCGCAGCACAAAGTGGAATATTGATAATTTTCCCGAGCATCTGTAGCAAGAAATCACTAATGAATTTTTTAAGTCCCTTTATAATATTTTCAATTAAACAAAAGATGGTATCCATCGATTTTTTAATTGCAATATCTTTCAAAAGACTGTCTGGAACAAGGAAATTCAATAAATCTTTTACACCATTATAAATTTTTTGGAACATATACTTTCTCGCCAATCGAATTAACTGAGAAAATGCTCCTGCAATCAAGTCTGATGTTTGTCCAATTAAAGATCCAATGTCAGCAATTTGTCCTAAAATAGGATCAATATATCCTTGTTGATAATTGATCAGATCTCTAGTTACTTCAATAAAAGATGCTAGGGCTCTTGAAACTTCCCACAAAAATCCCTTACCACCTTTACATTTTTTAGCGCGTCCTACAATCTTTTTCTTTACTTCGTTATTTTGCTTTCCTTGAAGACTTTCTTTACCGTCTGCAGTTTTACCACCACCAGGAACTCCATTCCCTGTTGGAGATCCTCCAGTAGCAGGTCTTACTGCAGTTGAATATTTTAATTGTCTGTTAAAATCAATTGGTAGAAATCCACTTGTGCCTTTATCTACAGATTTCTGCCAAGCAACAAGGTTCTTTTCTGCCTCACCACTAAACAATGCACCCAAAATGATGGGTTGCTGCATATCATCACCGTCTAGGAAAAATCCTAGAACAGTTTCTCCACCTTGCAAACCAAAACTAGTACCACCAAAGTTTTTACCAGCACCAAGATTTGGTGGTACTAGAAAATGTGCCCAAGGTAATTCACTATCAGGAACTTCATTAGATGCTGGATGACGACCTAAGATCCTAACTTTTGCTCGATAACCATATTTTGTGCTAAATTCTCGCCAACTAGGATCAGCTGTTACCTGTCCGATGAACCAGTGAAATCCATCTTCTCCGATAAAGTTGATCTTAGATAGGCGTTGCTCCAGCATCAGTTTTCGTAAATTCTACACTCAAGTGCATTTGGATTTAGATCACAATAAACCTCAAAAGGAGTTGGATCGTGATCTTCACCAGGATGATTTGCCTGATATATTTTCAAGTCTTCTAGTTCTTGTTCTAGAAAACGGCGTCGTTGTGAAGAAATACCAGGATCATAAAGATCTGTGGTATCCTTTTCTATGTGGTCTTCGATGGTTCTCATGTTAGTTGTGCGTAGGAATCTCTTACTAAAGTCAATCCAGTAAAATCGCCTCTTGAAGAAAATTTATGTGCCAACGACTTGATCATATAGTATCCTGAACTAGGATCGGAACCAAAATCTGATTCTTGCTTATTTATCTTAGAAAAGTTGCAGAATATTACTTCCCCAACTCTTAAAGTCATATTCATTGGCACTGTTATCGATAAAGTTTGAGAAAACAGTGATGCGTATCTTGCAATTCCTTGTGATTGGAATAATGGTTGATATTGTGGTGTAGTTAAATCACCCTTTGCAGATAACGTTCCTGTGTCGATTACTCCCATTATAATTCTTGATGGATAAGCATCAATATTATTAGGAATATTCTCAACTTCGTTTGATAACGTTAGTTGTTTGTTGATACTTTGTCCAAAGTAGTAATCTTGAAAGTCTGGCGATCTTGTGATGATATTATAAAACCAATTAGAAGATCTGTACATCCCTAGTCTGAGTTTTTCTAGGATATCATGACTTTCTCTCCAAACTGGAGGCGAAACAAGTTTGTAATTATTATTTGGACTTAATGCATCGACTGTTTCGTGATAATCGTATTTTAAAATTTTGTCTTTATTTTTCTTTGCTTCGTTAAAGATATTGTCAATACTTCTGAAGTAATATCCATCAAGTGCTTCATAGAAAAAATATCCAGCAGTTCCAGAATTCTTTCCATTATTAACTAATGGAATAGATTTAGGACATAACCAAGTACAAGTAAATAAAGGTTTCTTATAATTTCCCATGAAACTATAAGTGTTTGAAGTTTCTTCAAGCCTTCTTATTCTTGATGAACTGATATTAAGATCTTTTTCTAATATTTTTCTTATAATTGTATCGAGTTTACCTGTGTATTTTCGATACAATCTTGTCGTATGATTGCTGAATGATCCTTGTGTTTCTAGAATTAAAGTATAAACTTCTCGTTTTGCTGTTGCTGTTCCTGTTTTAATATTGCTAATAACTAATGGATTGTTTTGATCAAATCTTATTTCTCCTGAAGGATGCGTAATTGTAAGATATACAACTGCACCACTTCTTACAGGTAGTTTTGCTAATTTGCCACTGGTATCTAATATATCAATCTCAAAGTGAATTGAACTATCTGTAATATCTTCATAGTAACTGATGAGACCAGACTGTAAACGAACATCCTCAAACCTATCTCCCTTTGGAGAAGCAATAAGAAGCTCTGTTACTTTATGTCCTTTTAGAAAATTGGACATTACGCAGTTATCTGTGACATCATCTGAGCATATTTAGCAGCAGCCTGATATGGCGTTGCTCCACCACCACTTATGATTTGTGTTCCACCACCTACAGGAACAGGAACAATTGTGGTATTTGGTTCTGCTAATGCAATGATATTAGATCCACCTACACTACTTTGAGGACCTACAGGAGAAACTTCTTCTGGATCTAATGTACCTCTAATTTTCTTTAACTGTTTTATCTGCTTTTTTATTCCTTTCAATTCTTGTTTTTGGAAAAATTCTTCAGGTGTTGATTGTTCTACCTTTGTTGCAGGTCTTCTAATAATAACTTGTCCTTCTGGAGTATCAATAACTTCTTCAACCAGTTCTTGTGGTTTTCCTGTTTTAGGATTTCTAGGCATCCTTGGAGAATGCCTAGGAGCAGGAGTTTCACCAAAAACAGATTCCATGATCCTTTGAGTAGTCGGTCTTGTTGTTGGTGCTGGTGCTGGTGGCAATACTTCTTCTTTTGGAAGAACACGAACTTTTCCAGGATCTACGGGTGTTCTTGTTGGAGTTTTTGGAATGATATCCGAAACCAATCCAAGTCTTTGTAATAACGCACCACCTTTGCCTCTAGTTAAAAATAGAGCACCACCAACAACAGCAATACCTGCAACAAAACCTGCTGCACCACCCTGTGTTCTACCTTCTCCAACACCTTTATTATAACCCTCTTCATATGCCTTTTGAATTTGATCTTTTCTTCTCTGTGTAGGCATCATTTCTGGTGGTGCTTCTCTTCCTGCACAAGCACAAATGCCACCAGGGAAAGATGAAAGTTTATCTAATGCAGAATCGAAAGCATCTAAAGCACCTGAGAATGGTGTTTTTGTGATCAATAAACTTGTTTTCTTTTCTTCTTCTTGAACTCTTCTTTCAACTTCCTGCTCACCAGCATCAACACCAGTTGCTCGGTCAGCAACATTCCCTGCTGCCATTGCACCAATACCACCACCAACTAATGTTCCTAATCCTCCACCAATCAGTGTTCCTAATCCAGGAGCAACTATTGTACCCAATCCAGCACCGATCTTTGCTCCTAAAGCAGCACCTGCCATACCGCCAGCAACACCAGCACCAGCACCAATTCCTGCCTGTAAGTTAGATTGTCCTGCGGATCGACGTTGCATAAAATCAATACCACCAAACAATACATTCAATCCAGCAACTCCACGACCAATTCTAGGTCCACCAGGTTTGGGTTTAGGTGATACAACACCTGCTCCACCTGTTGGTGGTTTAGCACCTTTTAATCCTTTTGCTAATCCTGCAAGACCAAGAGTACCAAGAATTTTATCTAAGACACCACCTTTCTTTTCTTGTTCTTCTTGAGACTGTCTGATTGCAGAATAAGTTTTCTGTCTTACTTCTAGAAGTTGGGTTTTAGCACGTAATCGTTGAGTTTCAACCTCATTTGTTGTTGCAACAGACTTTGCAAATAGTTTTTCAAGATTGACACTATTTGTTTTATTGGATGCAGCAACTGCTAATACCTGTTCTAAGTTCATGAACTATACACCCCTAGAATAAGATTAGAAGTAAATCTATCAACACTTTCAAAAGTTGTATTGAATGCAACTTCAGATGAAGCTGGAGCAGTTTTTGGTCCTTGTGGTTTAGCAACCTTTTGTTGTCCAGGAATTGTAATTAAAGAAATATCAGAACCTGCAGGTTTCATAAACTGCATACTCTGAGATCTTGGATCTTCTGATGGAGGTTTTCTTGTTGGTTTTGGTTTAGTTTCTACCTTTTGTGCTTCTCTTAAATTTTGTTGATATAATTTTAAAGATTGTTCGATAGTTCTTGTTGTTTGTCCATAGTAAGGACCAAGACCAGACCATTCTGGATTTAATGCCTGAATATCCTGAAGCGTTAATGGTTTGCTTGGATCTACACCTCTTTTTTTTCTTGCAGAATAAAGTATTGCACTATTTTGAAACGCTTCATCAAATAGTGTTTTTGCTGGATCCATTCCCATAGATCTAGCAATCTGTTCTGGATATTTAAATTGTCCAGCACCAACAACACCAGATTGTCTATATGTTTTCGTTCCAGCATCATAAAATCTACCTCTACCTTCTCTAAGGAATTTTTTTTGCAACTCAGCAACTTCAGCGACGGTTTTTTTCCGTAAATCACCACCATATAAAGAACCACCGAAAAACGTACTATATCCATCTTTACCTGCGGTTCCTTCTGTTTCTCTAACAGTTGCAATCAATGCTTTTTCTTCTGGAGTGTCTGCAAGAATATCACCAGCAAACACATCTCCAGATGGAGCTTTTAATGGTGGTGGTGGTTTTTTATCATCTTTACCACGAGGATCCTCTTCTACAGCAACCTTTGGTTGTTCTTGTGCTTTTCCTCCACCACCTTTTTGCGATAAAATTGCATCAAAACGAGTTACTGTCGCTTGAAATCTATCTACATCGTCTGGACTAATACCAGCAGATCCAGTTTGTCTTCTTACTAATTCTTGTCTTCTTACATCTGCAGCACCCATTGTAAGAGGAACTGCTGCTGCAAGTCCAAGCATACCCAGTCCGCCCATACCAGGCATTCTTACACCACCCCCACGGGCGATGGTAGCACCTGCCGCAGCACGTCCCATACCACCAAGTGCCATTCGTGAAAGAACTAGTCCAGAAGCGATATTAACGATCTCTGGGAGCATTGCAGTAACTGCAAACCCAGCATTGGCAGCAGCATCACCAAATCTACCTTCTAGTAATGCTTTACCAGCAAGAGCTGCAGATATTCCAGCAAACTTAGATCTCAGATCAAAGAATGATCCACGTAAACTGGTTAAGTTTTCTTCTTCCTTCTTGTATAATTTTTTCTCGTCATCAAAATATCTTTTCTTATCACGAATGTCTTGTCTAATCTGTGCTTGAATTGATGCAAGATTAGTATTGACTTGTTCAAACTCTAGAACTAATTTACCTAAAGTTCTAATCGTTTTTGGAGAAAGAGATCCTTCTCTTTCTTCCGCTTCCATGAGCAACTTATCATAAGCCAAACCCATCCTACGACGTAAAGGAGTAAGAGATGGAGACTTCTTCTCTACGCTAACAATACCAGGAAGGATTTGATTTTGTGGCTCAACTAATTGCATTTGCTGCTTGTGCTGCCTCTAACTTTTTCTTCTCCAAATAATTCTCTAGGTATTTGATATAAATTTCCTTTTCCCAAGGCATCAAGTTTTCAATTTCAAATAAACTCCATTTATGATAATGCATCAACGCAAAGTTATCTTCAAAATATGAAGTCATATCTGTATGATATAGCATTATGCGAAAAAATTTGTTAATCCCTCAATTAGGACATCAGTATCAACACCAGTGTTGGGATTTTTTATCTTTGTAGAATATGATAACTTTGGCATTGTTTCAAAAAACTTCTCAATCATTTGGAATTGAAAACTATCCAATCCCTCAAGAAATTCAATCCATTCTTTTTCAGTATAATCTGAATATGACCATGCTTCGTCTTCATTATAAAGTTGTTCGATGCATGAGATTACAGACTTAAACGCTTTATCAATTTTTTCTGAATTAGTTCCCGCTTTTGAAAGTGAGAAGTTATTCTCTACAAACTGTTGCATTGAAGGATATTTCAATTTCATGAATAATCCTCCGCCAAGTTCAATTAGATCATTATGTCCATCAGGAACGACTAGTTTTACTTCATTAATTTTAACTGACAATGGAACTTGAGTTTCTCCATCGTCAGTGCAGGTAACTAGAAGTTCTACACTTTCACCAACAGACTTGCTACGAATATTCAAGAAAAGATATTCAAGTTCAAAACTAGGAAGATCTTCTACTTTTACACCACGAGTAAGAACACAGGATTTTAAAACATCCTTTACAGCGTTTAAAATATCCTTTTCATTACCGCTTTCAAGTGCAATCAGAAGAACTTTTTCTTCCTTAACAAGAAATGGACGATATTTAATTGTCTTACCAGTTGAAATAAGATCTAGTTCAAATGTAGGAGTTACAACCTTAGGTAATGGCATAAAAATTCACATCATTGTCTTTATTTAGAATGGATTTCTAACGTTCTTTCCAAAATCTGATCTTACAAGAGTATCAGTATCAAAAGATCTAGAAGTTCTATCAGTATAATAATAATCGTATTTAAATGTTACTGCAGTTTTAATCAATTCAGCATCACCATATGCCAATGGAGCAGCAACAATATTGACAGGAAATGCATCCATTAAATGATATGTAATGCTACTAGACATTCTAGCAGAACTTCTAACACTATCAGTCGATTTTAATCGATTATTCTCAGGAAGAATATCTCCACTAAATGCAGTGATTTGAATATCACACTTGTAACTAAGAGGATATTTTAATTTCTTATATGCAGCACGATCATTTTTTCTTTGTTGAGTATTTGCACCATGCCTACCAGATGATAATGTAGTTGGTGAAATATATTCCATCCAAGCATTGAAAACTTCATTTGTATAATAATCTTTTTGAGAATAATATGTTAATGTAATATCAGGATATCTTCTAAAAATAGCATAGTTTGAAGATACACCTTGTCTCAATCCATCAACTTGTGAGGTTTGAATTTGTGACCCTGGAAGAACTGCTTCTGAGCAAAACAACGCTAAGTAATTTCCTGGATTTTCTGTCGATCTAGCATCGTAAAATCCATGCTGAT